CGTGCTTGTAACGGGTGTCCACCGCGACCGCGGAAACCGAGTTGCTCGGCAAACCGTAGTCGTCCAGAACAGAGGCGCCTTTCGATAATAAGAAGGCTGATGTCCTCTTAGGTTCTGGTCTCGACGCATTCTCCCCTTTAGCTCTCGCGAACCAAAGGAGGTAAGAGCGCCAGCCCCGCGTGCTTCGTACACGCTGCATCATACCATATCCACGATATACGGGTTGCCCGTACGTAGGATTAGGGACCGTTTCAATGGTCCTTACGCCGTTGACGTACACCTTGCGTGTAATTGTCAAGCGTTGGTCGATGCGAAGTCGATGGGTTTTCCACGCAGTATGTGGTGAGATCCACACACCTGAGCGCGAGTCATCGTTCCAAGGAACGAGACGCAGCTTGTTGTCCGTTACAATCTTACGGAGGTAATCCCAGAGGGCACCATCCCAGCTGACTGCAACCAAGCCGTTCACCATGTGGGCTACTTCTGCCTTGTTCGCGACGCGGACCGCGTCCCGGAGGTAGAAGGGCGTCACCCGACGCCCCTGATAGTAGTCACCCCCGCAACTCTCTCGGAAACGAGAATTGGGGTTAACAAAGGATTTCTCCTCGTTAACGGTGAATCCCATAAACTTAAGCAGCCTCAATAGGTCAGAGACAAACTCTGTCCGGATGACTATGTCGTCACCATAAACCGCGTGATCGCGGCTACCTACTGCACGGCAGGCTGCAGTGAAGAAAAGGGTTTCCAAAGCAAAGGTGTATCCATTACCCATGCTACTCAGCTTGGCGTACCGTTGCGGTGCGCTTTGCCACGGGGCCCTATAGAGGGTGGACCGGATACTGACGATGAAGTCGTACCAGTCCCAGGGAAGCAACCAAGCAGCGAGGCTAATCGCCACTGTGTCACTTGCCCCTTTCAGGTCTATTGTAGCCCAGGATCCGTCAATGGATCCCTGGCGGGCTAAGTCCTGATTCCTCTCCTGTGAACTCAAGTCGATACCCCAC